AACGTATCATAGACGAGTTTTTCTCCAGGAACATATAGATCAACAAATGGTGTTGGTCTTTGAATTTCTGTAAGAGAAACTCCAGGGAAGTTTGCTGTTTGACAAAAGAACGTCGTTCCTGGCAAACGATCAAACGTCACTCTAAACTTTGTACTTTGCAATAAGTCTTTATTGCTAGGTGCTCGTGTTTGTGCTGTCATCTATAAGTTTCCGTAGATCTACAAGGTTTTCTTTTTCAATCAGATCAATTATAAAATTCGTAAGTTCAATTTCTTTTCGGATAAAGAACATCTTCTTATTCAATTGATCCAATCTTTCAGAGTAATACTTCAACTCCTGCTCTTTTTGTTTGCGCAGGTCTTTTAGATCAGATAAAAGAATAATCTTCGCCATACCAACTATTTAGGTGTAAAAAAAGGGGGAGCATTTCTGCTCCCCCCGATTCACTTTGCCTTATTGTTTTTATAAATTTGGCAAATTATTTTCTAGAACATCAATTATTGATTGACGTTTAGAACGCGGAACTTACGATAGTAGTAGTTTGTTCCGTCTGATAGAGCGCCTGTGCCTGCGCCAGTTGCGAATGGATTTGCAACGAGACCGTAACGAGTCTTGAAGCCAACCTTTGGTTGGTAAGTCGTTGGGTCGATAGCACGTACCATCTGTAGTGGGACGTATGGGCAGTAGAACAAGCCAGCGTCATAGGCATTTGATCCCTTGTAACCGACAACGACATAGTCGCTACCAGCAACAGAATATGGATCAACATAGACCTTCAAGCGACCGAATAGCGTACCAGCGAAGGTATTGCCTGTATCGTCAACTGTTAGGTTTGTGTTGTTGCTTAGAGCTGAGTTGTAATCGAGAAGACCTGTCATTGCAAGAGCTGATGCCACATCGGTTGAAACGATGAGGAGGTTGCCCTTTCCACGACGGGTGTCTTTTGCGATCTTGTTAGCAGCTTGTTCGATGCGGAATAGAAGTGACTTGTACTTCTCAACCTGCCAGCGACCAGATGTACCACCTGCAGCATCCGTTAGGGTGCTTGATGATAGGTTCACAACGTTTTGTGACACTGATGTGATACCAACGTTAGCTGTTGCATAGATCGTACGAACAACTTCGCGGTTGATTTCTGCAAGAATTTCAGTTGACAAAATATTTGTCAATTCTGTTTCTGCATCTAGACCGTGAATTGCCTTGAGATCTTGTGCAAGTTCTAGCGTGTAGGCTGCTTGCAAGCCACGTGACTTGGCTGTTACAGAAACGCGATCGATCTGGAAGCCCATGTACTTCATGGTTAGATCTTCTGCGTCTGTTGTTGCCAAACCAGTACCAGTATTTGCTAGACCGAAGATTGCGCTGTTTGCGTCGCCGAAATTGACTGAGCTGTTTAGCGAATGGTCGCCTGTACCAGCGTGTGCTGTATTGGCTTCTTGATAAAGAGCCTCACCAGCACGTGCTGATGAAGAAGCATAGACTGAACGCATTGCGAAAATCAAACCTGTTGGACCAGTCATTGGCTGAACGCCGCAGATGTCATAAGCCATTAGGTTTGGTAGCGCACGACGTACGAGACCGATTAGGATTGGGTCGAAACCCTTGATTCCGCCTTCGCTGCCAACTACTGGTGACATACCGCCGCCAACTGCGTTGGCTGGTGATGTTTCCCATAGGTTTTGCATCGTGCGTGATTCTTCCATAAGGGCGCGTTCTTGGTTCTCTAGAACAAGTGCAGTAACTGCACGCTTGTAAGGATCTGTGATCTTTGGGAGTTCTGAGTGATCAAGAACTGGAGCCCACTTCTTTGCATATGTTTCGTTTAGATACATTTTATAACTCTCCTGAGTTCTTAGTTAGATTAGGCTTTTGGAGCCGTCTTTGTGATTGCATTTACATAATGTTTCATCAGACCGTGTACGTCTGCTACTTCTGGTTCTTCAACAGCTGTTTCTTGAAGAGCCTTAACCTCACTTGTCATTTTCTTGGCTGGGAAGTAGTTCTCGCGGATTACTGCGAGCTTGCTATTAAACTCACCCTCTGTGGTGAACTCCACGCCCTCTGCGAGCGAAATCATCTTAGCAATTTGTGTTTCAGTTAGACCTTCGCAAATCTTGCGAACTGCTTCATGCTTCTTAGCAACATTGAGTTGTTCAACCAATGCAGCCTTCTCTGAAACAGCAACTGCAGCGGCTTCTTCAAGAGAAGCAACACGTGCAGCTAGTTCTTCTGCTACATCGACTTTCTCTTCAGGAATTTCGATGTAGTGTTCGTTGAATAGATTCTTGAGACCGTTGATGAAGTCTTCGCTCAATTCAGCGCGTAGACCTGTCTCAATGGCAACCTGATTGTCTTCAATCCACTGCTCAACGACGTAGTTTAGATACTCGTCAACTTGCTCAGCCATTTGTGCTTGAAGTGATTCAACTGCTTCAGAAAGAATTGCTTCGTTATCAGCAATTACATCTTCAACAATCTTCTCAACACGTGACTGAACAGCAGCTTCGAAAATCGTGGTTGCTTTCGTACGGAATTCTTCGGATAGTGATTCGCCATTGAAGAGAGCGTCGACATCTTCTACCATTGAGCCTTTATGCTTGGCGACCATGTCCATCTTCATTTTCTTGTTGGCTTCAACTAGTTCTTCTTCAGAAATTTCATCAATTTCTTCAGTTGCTTCAGCTGAGATTTCTGCAGTTTCTTCTTCCGAAGACTCTTCTGCTACAACTTCAGCAGTCTCAGAAGTTTCTGTTTCTTCCATAGCCTGGACTTTGACGCCTTTTGCATCACCCTTGGCGGCTGGCTTTGGTGCTTCTGCCGCAGCAGCTGCAACCTTCTTACCAACTGCACCACCAGCTGGATCTGTTACTGTTGCACCACCGAGATCATCCATCTCGCCTGGTAGTTTTTGTGCTGGTTCCTTTGCGGCTGACATTGATGCCTTTAGGATTTCTGCAGCGGATTCTGATAATGTCTTACTCATTGTTTGACTCCTGAAGAAGTAATATTATTTATAAATTTTACAGTTTTGACAAGAAGTTCTCGAAGATTTTCAAGGAGATCTCGTCGATTTGCTTTCGTTTTGCGGTTTTGATTTGAGTATAGTATTCGTTGACGTCAATTTCCTTGACCTTACCGTTATCCCATACCCATTCTTTACCTTCCATAATACCTTGAACAAAAGCACCTGGTGCGGAGGGATCCGCTACAATATCAGCCGCTGTGGCCAGATAATAGTCATCTTGAACGACGTTGACACCACCCTCGTTTTTGAGAGAGCCCATGCCACGACATGACACACCAAGAATTGAACCGCCTTCCATAAGAGCCTTGGCGATTTTACCCATTGGTGTTTCAAGAATTTTTGCTTTACCAATCCAAACGTTACCTTCTTGTTTGAGATTGGTGATAAGATGTGATACGCGATCTAAGTTGATCGATGGTGAGTCTGGATGACCCAACTCGCCAAATGCGCGATTTCTCATAACGTATTCTTCGTTGTAACGATTGACTTCTTTCGCAAGCGTTTGTGCTGGATACACACGACCGTTACGATTTTTCGTTTCAGCAACGAGAAATGGACCTTGAATATAGAGGGACTTTACACCGTTTTGTTCTTCGGTGAGAACCTTGACTTCTTCGATTGATTCTGTGATTAGTTTCATTTACAACCCCAGTGATGCGCGCTTTCTTAGAGAACGCTTTCTTTTGATAAGTGCTCGAGCCATTTTTGCTTTTCTTTTGATCTTAGCACGACGAGCAGCGAGCTTTCTCTTCATGCGTTCGCGTGGTGGGATGCGAACCAATTTACCACCACGAATGGTATAGCCTGGAACTGCTGAAAGAACTTTGCGGCGCTGAACCTTACCGCCACGCACTCTTGCGCGCACAAGTTTTTTACGACCCATGCGCTGAACGTTTGCTTCAGCAATAATCTCTCTTACAATTTCAGAAACTAAACTCATTCTTTGTCACCGATTGTGAATTTGACTTTACTCATTGCAAAGTGTGCTGCCTTTTCAAATCCTTTTGGATGTGTGAGCATATCAGCAAACTTTTTCTTATTCTCATCGTTCAATGCACCATGGACCATATGAATGGCTTTTGCTGCACCATGACTAACTCTAAGTTTTGAACCATCAGCAAACTTCATATGTTTTGACGTTGCCTTTGGATTTTCCTCAGAAGCATATTTAGAAACTTGCTCTAAACTCTCAAGAATATCTTCGACTTCTGTCTCTTCCATCTGAACGTTTGTTCCAGGAATAATCTCTCCTGGTGACGTTCCAGTACCAGCATATGGAATCGTGATCACTAGACCGAGTTGCTTGTTTTGATACATTGCAACCTTACGTCCGTCTGGGAAAATACGAATACCCTTACGCTGCATAACGATAACAACTGGAGGATTGTTTTCATCTTTGAATCCAGCAATTGCTTCATTGAGTTCTTCGCCAGTAATCTCAATCTCATTATGAGAAACGATGTTACGACGAACTGCTTGAAATGCTTGTTGAGATCCGACAGCAGCCTGTGACGTTGCGCCATAGTATCTGCTCAACACATCGCGATGCTGCTTTGATAATTTTGCAATATCACCAGCCTGAGCCTGACGACGCAGTGCAATCTTCAAACGCGGAAGGTCGCTGGCTGGCATCATACCAGCACGAACTAGAGCGCTGATTCTTGTATTATCAAGCTGCGCTTGTTTCTGCTGTTGCTTCTGCTGATCCATCGCTGGATTCGCTTCCGACAACTTCGCCTTGATTTGCTTCAACTTCATTTGATTGTACTTCTGGTGTGAGTAAAGACGATGCAACTTCAACCTTTTTTACTTCAAGAGCATCGGAGACTTTATCAGAGATCGTAGCATTGAATGCTGCTTTGAATCCCTCTTTGTCTCCCATGATTGCCGCTTTTACCATATCAAGTGTCATTGGATTGTCCATGATTTCTCCATTATTTATTTAATTTGTGAACTGAACGCTTGGTCTAGATTACTTGAATTTGCTACTTGCTGTTGTGGTGCTGCAGGTTGACCCTGCATTGCAGCCATGGCAGCATTTTGAGCAACAGCAGCATTTTGAGCAGAAACGGAAAGGTTGTTTAGACCCATTGCATCTGCTTGTGCTCTTTCTTGTTCAAGTTCCTCTTCCATTCTTTCAATGCCTTCTTCATCAAAGTGAAGGACATGCTTTTTGACCCATGCTTTAGAGAAATATGTTCCAACGTATGGATCAATTTGATTCATGAGTTGAATTCTAGATGTCATCAACTCTGATTCTTTCAACTCTGCAAAGTTATTGTCTTTGAGGAAGTCGTAGTGAATTTTTTCTTTCAACTTCTCCCACTCATCAACAGAGCAAATACCCTTGAGAGCAAGTTGACGCTTCATCAACTCATCAAACAATGTACTAAATTTAGCACGAACTCTATCAATGAACTTTGTAAACTTCAATTCATCACGAGTAATTTCTGTTGTACGACCAAGAGAGAATCCTTGGTTTTGTTCCAAACGAGAAATTGGAACGTTCAATGATTTGTATAGTTTTGACTCGAAATACTTTACGTCAGACAATTCACCAAGATTTTGACCTGCTGGAAGAGTTGTAATTTCAGTTGACTTGCCTTCACCGCGACGTGGGATCCAGAAGTCTTCCATCATTGACATAAACTTACGATCGTCTTTGACTTCACCAGTTGAACTATCGTATACAACCTTGTTGCGGAACTTTGTCATGATATCGCGAAGATATTGTTCTGCTTTGATCTTTGGCATATTACCAACATCAATATAGAACACACGACGTTCTGGTGCACGCGATAAACGATAGATTACAACAGCGTCCTCAACCATTCGGAGCTGGTTGAGGGGCTTGATTGCCTTGTGAATGTAAGACAAAACCATTTGACGTTTTGCGTCAAGAATTCCTGAATTGATATTGATAATTGCGTCTGGCGCAATACGAACAGAGTTCGGAGAACTGACTGATGTTACGATCTGTTGACCCTGTACTGATGCGCGTTCATTGAAGACGTAGAATTCTTCAATACCTGCGATCACATCAACTTTAGTTCTTGGGTCTCTGTTCTTGATAATCGTACGAACCTTTTTGATCTTACGAGGATCAATGTAAACCAATTCTTGAATGCCAAGTTTTGGTTGCTTTTCGTCGATTAGAACCTGATAGAAAACGCGACCGTCGATGTACCAGTTACGGAAAACATCAGCACCGCGATTAGAAAAATCGAGCATGCGAAGAACATTATCAAATTCTTCGCGGATCATGTCTTTGATTTTATCTGGCTGCTCAAGATCATCGAGCATAATTGAAACGCTTTTACCAGTTACATCGTGTACGATTGCTTCGTTGACAATTTCGTCAATAGCTGCTTCGAGTTCTGGCTGCATTGCCATTTCACGATAGCGAGTGACGAGATCATTTTCATTTTTGAAACTGGCTTCAAGATCTAGATAAGTTCCAAAGTATCCACCAGCATTGATAGCAAGAGCACCGTCATCTGAAACAGGTGCAGTGATTTGAGGCTGAAGTTGTTGCGGACCTTCTTCGCCTTTTTTTCGTGTTATTTCGAATCCGAATAGATTGATTGCCATGCATTACCTCATAATAAATGGGGGGAGGATAACCTCCCCCACTTCAATTAGCATTAAGCGCCAAGAAGAGATTCAACTGGTGATCTCAAACTTGAAAGACCGCCACGATCAACTGATTCCCAATACTGATATGCGAAGTTTACTGTGTACTCTTCGATCGTATCGTTTGAACCCCA